GCTACCCAGTTAGTTCCATCACCAACGATGATGTTACCGTCTGTTACGGCTAGAGCTGCGATATCATCTAGTTGTGCGTCCCAGGCTTGTACGTCTGAGCCAATAGCAACGCCTAGATTTGTACGTGCGTCAGCGGCTGTTGATGCGCCTGTACCACCGTGTGAAACACCAACGTCTGTTGCTTCCCAAGTACCGGTAGTAATTGTGCCAACAGTAACAATTGTGTTTTGACCTGTATAGTGAGCTTTAGAGTTTACACCTTCTACTAAATCGCTAGGAGTTCCAGCAAACTGAACATTAAGGTCGGCGATGTCACCAACATCGGCAGCAGTACTATTAAAAGTCGTGCGAAACGCTTCTAGTGTATCTGTCGTATCTACACTTCTATCGGCCATCGTTACTCATACTCCCTAATAATTGTCTCATCATGGTTTTAATTTCAGATAATTCTTCTTTTATATTATTTATGTCACTACTATTTCGTTCTATTTGTAATTTAGCTTGTTGTCTAGCTCTAGAAGAATTTACTGCTGCTCGATGAGCCTCAGTATCGACATTAATTATTGCTCCTGTTTTAGGATCTCTTACAATGTCTGTTCTACCTTTAACTATTTTCATATTATGTTGCTAGTGCAATAGCTCTAAAGTCTTTAATCAATGGAGGATAAGAACTGTTTGATGACTGCATGACAATTTTAATTGCAAACGCATTGAACTCATCAAGAGGATCTCCAAGCCCATTTACCTTTTTACCTGCAAGATAGGTATATTCTTTAAAGTCATCAATATTTTTAGAAACAGGAACTGACAATTCAGAAAGGCCATCTGCCAAATCTGTATATCCAGTAAAGTAGTTCCATTCAATATCGTCAAAGTTTTCGTCGGAATCAAGTCTCTGAATTTTATAAAGTACTCGAATATCTGCATCAGCCATATTTACAGCATCAAACATTACTTTTAAAGCTGTACCTGAATTTGCAAGTGTAACTTTCTTTGTAATATAGATTGCAGCATTATTATCACCTTTAGCTGAAGTCATGGGATTGTAGTTTGTAAACGTCGTATTGACATCTGCTGAACTATCGATCTCATTAACACGGTTACTGACAGCAACTGCAACCATTCTTTGAGCATCAACAACAGGAGATACATTCTCTTTATCAGAATTTAGTGAAATAGTCATTCTTAACGACTTGTTACCATTTAATTCTTCCGATTCATTGATTGGAGAACAAATTAACTTTGGACTAGTGAAATAGTAATCTTCGTTTAGAGGAAGATCGATTGCATTAGTCGTACTCAATCGTGTAAATGAATTCTGAGTTGAATTAAGTGAAGTGCCAGACGTTGTTTGAATGTTTCCAGTAATGGATGTGCTGGGTAGTTCCATAACCTGAATTGCAGGTTGTATCACATCATAAGAAACGTTCTTTGTCGAGTAAACATTTTCGCCACCACCACGAGTTGTGGTTGTTGCAGACGCAGTTGTTGCAACAATGAAACTATCTAACTCTGGACTTTGAATTGCGTTGTGTACTTTGTTAATTTCAATAAGTGGAATACCAGCAAACATATAGAGATAAACAATACTGTCATCATCATGAGCAGCCGCCGTTGTGTTTGTTCCGTCTCCATTAACTGTTCCGCGAGTACAACCGGTAAGTGTTGTAGTTCCAGAAACTCCAGTGTATGTGATAAGCTCATTATCAATTCTAACCGTACCAGAAGTTGGGAAATTTGAAATATCATCACAAATGATTGTTGTTGATGCGTTTGTAATTGCACCGTTCAGCTTAGTTGGATTAATATCAGAAATTACACCTTTAATTTCAACGTTGTTGTCGGTGTCATGCATTCCGTGATTAATTAAATTAACTTTAACCTTAGCCTGACCACTAACAGCTTCAATTGGATTCGATGATAGTTTTGGAATTAATCCATTACCCTTATCAGTAGAAGAATCTTTTTCAGTAAACGTTTCGTTTACTATGGAAAATAAACCAGTACTTCCTGTGTTGAAAGATGCTCGTCTGAGAGTAAACTTCATATCTTCATACTGAGAAGCCGTCCAAGTCGAAGCATTTTGAGATTTAAATAAAGAACCCAATGTTGGTTGAGTTGAAATTGCACGATTACCTGCAACATCAATTTCTCCCAATCGAGAAATCCAAATTCTATACTCTGGCGTTTCCGATGCAACAACAATACAGTACTCTGTAAGATTGCTAAGATAAACTGGAGAATCAAAAGTAAAGGTTGTTGGTGTAGTACCGTCTACTGTATTAGTATTAATTTCGGCAGGCGTCAAATATTTTTTACTGAATGGAAGAATCTCATCCGATGGATAGCCATTTTTCATTGAACGAATTTCGACCCATACTGGAAGTTCATCATCCTTATGAGAGAAGAAGATATCAACACTTGTCACAAAGATACCACCCTCTCGATCAACCATAATACTTTGAGCCAAAGGATCATACCAGTTACCTGCACTAGTATCAGAACTTGTAATAGTTCTACTTCTAGTTTGCTCAACTGTTGTACGAACAACCTCAGCATTACGAGTTGCCATAATAAGTTCTTGTTTTGTCTGTTTATGTCCAACTGCCATATATTCTTTTTCAGCTGAGGTATAAACAAATCCGCCGCGGCGATCATCTGTAGCACTATCGGTTAATCGGAATACTCTTTGCCCAACTCTGAAACGTTTTTCCGTTGTATTTGGAATTCTAAATCTTCCATAAAGAGTACCAACATCATCAGTCACAAGAGCATTACCAAACGAACCATTAGTAACAGGTGTAGTTGATAACCAGTTTTGAGGTTCATCATAAACGTTACCCACATTACGACTAACGCCAGTAAATGTTGTTGCGGTTTTACCTGTATAAGTTACTTGCTCTTGTTTTAAACGACCAACACCGAACGGATCGCCGATTCCGACATCTCCAATTCCCAATGTTCCAGAACTTGGAAAATCTGCTGTAGAAGCTACGGTTATAGTTGTTGCAGCTTTTGACAAATCTGAAGTGAGAGTTGTAGACTTTGCGCTGGTAAAAATTGGTTTAACATCAGCAGTTACATTAACACCATCAAAGAAAGCGTAGACACGAGTTTTTGGTTTCATGCCTGTTACAGTAAAGTCTACATCTCGTGAACGCATCCATGGAACAACCTCAACGTTTGTTACTCGATCACCAGTACTAACGTTATCAATTCTTTCTACTAGTCTTGTATTTGTTCCTGTCCTTCTCTGTCTGACATCTACTGAAGTTGTTTCTGTTGTTACTCGTCTAATAAGATTTCTTTGTGAACCAGATCCATTAGGATTACGTTGAATACCTGTAGAACTACTACTTCTACGATTACCACTCCAAACAGTGTTCCAAGAATTCCAAACAGTACCTAAAGCGCCAGACTCTTTTGTCTCACGCAGCATTTGTTCATAGTTACCTTCAACGTTTACAGTAACTGCGGGCACTCGATCATCATCCATCCAGATATCACTATCTGGTTCTAGTTTCATATTACCAACCCACTGAGTTACAGAATATGGATTGACACTTTCAACTCTACTAGCATAAGGCTGACTCATTTCCTGAACTTCAGAATAAGACAGAGTAATAATATCACCAGAACGTTTATATCCTAGACCAGTTCTGACAGAATCAGTGGTAGCTTCTTCAATAAGATTTACACCCGTTTGAATACCAATTGGTCGTAAATGTCCTTGTTCAGGATCAACAGAAACTCCATAGTCCTTGTGTTGTGAATTACCTACTCCATGACCGTAAAAATTATCTACAATAAATCCGGATTTAAATCGACTGAGACCATCTGCATCAGAGATATTAAAACTTTCAGTTTCTTTTTCTAACAAAGCAAGAGTCGTAGAATACTCTAAATTTGCAATACGAGTTTCTAGACGACTAATATCTTTCATTGTGTAACCCTTGTTATTCATATAACTAAGAGTTACATCTTCAACAGAAAAAGTATATTCTGGGATTTCTATACGTCCAACTAACATATTAGCATTATCTACTGCTGGGAAAGTTGGGGTTTGTGAAGGAACGCCTTCTACAATAATCCATTCTCCTTCTTTTGAGAGATATAGTAAATCCTTACGGCCAAGATAACAATCAAAATCAACACGAATGTTATCATCAGGAACAACAATGTTACCTGCAACAGCACCTGTACTTTCAAAGTCTTTAACATCAAATGAAAATGGCGTGGCCGATGGCGCAGTATGATTTTGAACTCTTGGCCTAAAATCTAAAACATCTCTTAGAGAATATTCGCCGGTAGCTACAATACTTTCTACATCAGGAGTGACAGTAGAAAAGTCAGGAATTTCTCCATAAGGTATCTGACCAGTGTAAGAATCTACAGAGAAATAATCACCACTACTATGACTAAAATAATCATACACAATTAGAAGTCGGCCAGAAGGTGCTTGTGCTTCTGGCTTACGTTGTATACGACCAACGTCATAAAAAGATGGACGCTGGCCACTATCTAGAACAAAAGAAGATGTGATATTTTTATCTCCTGTTGTAGTAGCACTAATAGAAGCTGTGTTTCCAGAAGTTCCTCCAGTAATTACATCTAGTGCGGTAAATGTACCTGTAACTTTTACATAGGTAACCGTATTGGCTGAATCTGAAATAACTCTACCTATTGCCCCGGTTACACTACCAGTAATAAGTTCACCGATTGTAAATGAACCTGTAGGAGATACTGTTGTAAGTGTTGGAGCAACAGCATCAGTGGCATTACTAGTAGACTCATATACTGCATGAAGTTTATAAACGTCTGCATATGAAAGTGAAATTTCTGCATCGCTTAATCTTTCACCATAAACGTCTTGATAAGTTCCGCCGCCAGTGTATGACTGAATCTGTTTGGTAGTCATTACTTGAGCTGTTTTACTTTTGTGTGTTGCTGTACCTAAAGTTGCCGTACCCATTAATACAACAGAAGCACCAGAGCCTAGAACAACAGCATCGGTAACTGTTAATTGTGTTCCTCCGGAAACAACACCCGTAGACGTAATACTTACTACATCACCAGCAACTCCTGTTCCAGTACCAGCAGATGTGATTGTTAGTACATAGTTTCTGGAAGTTGATGGAGAAGCCCAAGTGTTTCCTGCAGGTAAAGTAAACGTTACAGCACCACTACCATTTGTAGTACCTGTTTTCTGAATTCGATAATCGTAAGTAGTATCGGACGCACCTAGACTGTCTAAAAGTGTTTTAACATTATCTTTTGGCATTCTATAAAGAAGTGCAGTTTCTTCTATTTGCTTAATGCCAGTTCTTATTCTGTTGATGGCTATTTTCTCTACTGCGTTTGCTGGAGTACCGCTCAATACAATTGTTCTATCGTCGGTAATAGTACTTACAGTAAATTCTTCTAAAGCTCCAGATACACCTGTAGCCATAGTCACAATATCACCAACAACAAGATCCTGTGTAAATGAAGTATTATAACCAACAATGGTTGTTGTTACTCCGTCTGCATCTATGTTTCCGCCAAGCTGTATTGAAGTTGAAAGCACTGTGTCTGCTGTATAGTTAATAGTGCCCGTAGTTGCCATGAAGATTTGTTTTACATCTCGGGCAAAATTCTTTTTGTTTTCAGCTAAGAAAGTACCTGCTGCCACTGTTGGTGAGTTAGTTGAAGTATCGTCTCCACTTACACTTGAGGTAATAGATTCTCCAGATGAGAATTCTCCCTTCTGCTGCATAACCCAAACATCAGTACTGTTTGTAATTGCTGCAACAACTACAGCTGTAGCTCCAGATGTTGCTCCAGTAATAACTGCATTGGCTGTAAGTGAGGCAACGTTTGCACCCATCACCAACTTATTAAACATGGTAATATCAAATAGATAGTGATGATATACAGCGGCGGCAGTTCCTACAGTTCCCGAATTATGTTCGAAGGCTCTTGATCTAGCATATCCTACAAGTGTACCACTAGCTGATCCAGGAGTAGCTGTCTCAGTATCGTAAAGTTTTACAATCTTAAATGGATCAAGAGTAGTACTTACCTTACTAATATCAGGTTGACCATAAACATTATCTACTTCAACATAGTTTCCTAAAAACGCAGGAACAGAATCGTTGTTTAAACTTTCAAATGTTCTTGATTTATTAAATGGAACAATTGATGGAGATTGAAGTTCAATTTCATAACCATCAACATATGCTTTACCTGGAGATATTGATAATGCAACTTTAGATTCATCTCCGCCATTAGCTGCCGTGTAGATACCTCGGTTTGTACCAGTATCTAAATGCTCACGAGCTTCAATGTCAAAATGTTTTACAATGTAATCGCCAGACTCGTCATTTGTTCGACGAGCAATCATATCTGCGATTACACTATATTCAGTTCCCTTTACTTGCCGTTCAACAAAACCATTATTAACACGAACCAACTCGATAAAGTTTTCATCGTCACTAGAATCTAACGAACGTTTTGTAAGTGTTAAACTAATTTTTAATCTATGAGCTCCTTTGGCTGCATAGTTTGATGAGCCTTGAGCATTGTCGAGTAAACTGGAATCTGTTTCTGGAGAAACTAAAGTTTCTGTAATTAACCAACCAACTCGGTAAGAAGTAGTATTTGAGTATTTGTCAAGAACAACAGTTTGTTCTGTATTCTGTACCATAAAACCACGAACAAAATAAACACCGGCCAAAACCTTTACTGCTGAACCTGTTCCATTAGCCGAACTTACAGCTGTTGTAGCAGAAATAACATTCGTGGCATAAGACGAAATTGCCTTATTGGCAGAAATACTTTCGCCGTCTGTAAATGTAACCGACGAATTATCTGTGCCAGTTCCTTGATATTTAATGAATAGAGTATCTGGATCTCCTGTTGTTGAATCTGCAACAGAGTAACCAATAACCTTTGCAGTTACACCAGAAGTGGCTCCTGTAATAATTGCACCATCATATTGAGAAAGATAAGAAGATACTGTACCCGAACCAAAAGTAGACTGTAACTTTAAAGAATAATATTTACTGTCGTAAGCAACACTACCGGGAATAACAATTGTTCCCTCTTTGAACATATGATTACCAAACTGTTCAATTTGATTTTGTAAAATACTTTGTAGTGTTGTTAGTTCTCTAGCCTGAACCGCAAACCCTGGTCGAAAAAGAACTCTGTAAAAATCATCTTCTTTATTATAATCGTCCCAATATGGGCCTACGTTAAAGTTAGTCTTGGCTGGCATTTTTTACTTCCTAGAATTCAATAATTAATTTAATATTTTCTGTTTGATCTGAAGCTCTCAAAATAGGTGCACGGTTTTCTACATAGATAACATCACCACTATAGAAATCAATTTCTGGATTATTTACAGCCGAGACTGTTCCAGAAGCTCCACCTGCCCCATTAATAACCTCACTTGTTTGAAAGGCTGTTAGATTATTACTTGAATCAACACCTGTCCATTCTGTCTGAATATATTTTAAAGTTTTTGTTGAAGAATCATAATCAACAACTAATCCTTTGGCACCAGACGTTGCTCCAGTAATAACTTCATCGTTTACAAATGAACCTGGAGTTCCGCTAAACGTAACTGACTTGAGAGCACTACGAGTACTATCACTACAAATTGTGGTAGTACCGTAATCAAAAGGATCACGAACTACACCAACTCGTCTGAAGTCTTGGTCAATTACAAAATCACCAGAACCTGCAGCTCCGCTAAGAGTAGTATTGGTCATTACATAGAATCCGCCGAGTTCTTCTACTGCATTATAACCATGACCACCTTTTGGTCCAATAATTGGTGTGACCACAGCTGAACTTGTTGGTGTACCGATACTTGTAATATTATCTACATCACAGTTTGCAAATGTATAGTTTGATCCGCCAGCAACAGCGGTTACAGATGTTACGGATCCGCCAGATACAACAAGTGTAAATGTTGCACTAGATCCATCGCCTTTTAGAGCTTGAGTTGCATATGTACCGTCTGTATATCCTGCACCACCAGCAGCAATATGATAATGTAAAACTTCTCCATCGTTGGCAGCTGAAGATACAGTACCGTCCGTATGAACTCCCATAAAATCTGGTGTTAAGAAGTTTGCAACCTCGGTTGAAGTCATTGTATACATATACTTCCAAACGTATCCATCAGCAGTTGTAAGTTCACTTGTAGAAGTTCCTGTAGGTTCAACTGTCGATGCTGCCCCACTATTATTCCACATACACTTATAAACGTTATTTGCAGAAGAACGGACATACATTTTAGTAGTCGTCGCAAACATATCAGTGCCACCAGCTACAGTTTGTACTGTTGCAGAGTTTACTGTTGCTCCATAATCTCCTCGATAATAGTCATAGACTGTACCTGTTGCCCAATCGTGTCTTGGAACAACATAAGAAACATCACTTGAAGTAATTTTCTTTGCGGCAAGCATATCTCGATAAAGCATCAACTCGTTGACTGTATTATCCACAGGTGTTGGTGGTGCTGTATCCGTACCACCTCCAGTACCTGAACCAAAGGCCTGGGGACGTCCTACAAATAGATAGTATACTGTAGGTGATGCTTCTCCAAATGACTCGTAGAATTGAAGAGCGTTATTGATTCTAAATTTGTTTGTTACAATTGCTGACATAGCATTAATTCCTAAAATTATTTATCTCTATTATTTATAACGACTCATTAGGTCTTATATAGAGTAATCTCCGAAGGAGGACTAATATTATTTTTATTTTTTGGATAGTTTACAAAATCATCAAGTGTAAGAACATTACCTTGATAATCTGTTGCCCAATCCATAAGTCGATAACCAGAAACTTTATTTTGTTTTATACCCCATTTGACAAAATTAACTACATCTCCTGAACTGTGTGAGTCTGGAGATGTAGAATGTGAACCTCTAGAACATCCCGTTAAATCATTTCCTGATTTTCCTGTATAATCTATAAGTTCATTACCAATCTTTATTGTACCTGCTGTTGGGTAGTTAGTTGCGTCTGTTAGAGTAATAGTTGTTACGCTATTGTTTATACCACCATTTAGTGATGTAAACGGTATAAGAACTGCATAAACATCATGACCTCTAAAGGTTAATGAAGAAGCATTTGAGTCTACCATACTCTGAGCAAATTTGAAATCTTTAAGATCATCATAAGTTGGCGCCGAACTAGTTAATTCAGAACCACCGGTATAAAAATCAACAGTACGATATTTGTACAGTGTTCTGTCTCTTTGCCCTCTTAGACCAAATACCTCAATTACTGTAGAACTAACACTTGAGGTTCCGCCAGTAATAGTTTCTGAGGCTTGAAATATACCAGTTAATGGAACATATCTCAAAAGACGAATACCCTCATCGTTAGTTATATCTTCGACCACTTTAGCGGTAGCACCAGAGGTTCCTCCAGTAATTACTTCTGTTAATGTAAATAAACTCCCTGTAGCAGCCTGTAAAGTATTTTCATAAAGTCGATCACTATCACCTGGTTCATTAGCCTCTGTAGTTGGAGTTGGATTTAAAGGACCTTGACTTGTAGTTCCCAATCTCATTCCCAACAATGCTGGGAAGATTACTCTATAGAATGTACCAAGTCCATCAACAGAAGTAATGTTTGCCAATTGAGATAATCGACTTACAATATCAAGTCTTCCAAATACCTTCCATCCAGCTGGATGAACAGTGGAAAGAAGATCATCCCTCCATTCAACAATCGAGGTTTCTGTTATGACTTCATAAGAATAGTCTTGCCAATATAAACTATCTTGAATTCTTTTAGCGCCTTCGGAAACAAATCCGTCTTCACCAACAAACTTCCCTGTTCTTTTTATAGCGGCGTCTACAGTTCCCGTAATAACTTCTTCCACATAAGAATCAATAACAGCAGTCTCTAAAGATATTGAACCTGTTATCGTTTCTCCGTGAAGAAATGGAGCAGCACTAAGTTGATCCATTTTAACTATTCCAGTAGAACTTTCCTGCGATATAAATCTTCCAGTTGCACCTGAAGTTGAACCTGTTAAAGTTTCATATTGAGTAAACAGTCCAGTTTTTTGTATACATAAAAACTTTGTAGGTACTACAAATCTTAAAGAATCTTGATCTGTATAATGTATACCGCAATCAAGAACATCTATAGCTCGAACAAGACCAACATCAGTTCCTTTTGCTCTTACTACAGCCCCAGTTCCAAAAGGAGAAGAATTTTCTACAGTAAGAGATGGTAGTGATGTATAACCGTATCCCGTTGTCGTTACTCGAACATCAGTAACGTCTCCAACACCAGTATTCGTTTCTTGAACCATAACAGATCCATCATAGACATCTCCAGTTATTGTTTCTGTCTCATAAACAAATCTATCGGTTGACAACATTCCTGTATCTTCTTCGTTAGCAATAAAGGTATCTACGGTATTCGTTGTAAGTCTAACAGTATACTCAGAACTATTACCATAGAGAAGTTCTCCGGAAGAAAAAGATCCAGTCACAGGACTATATAAAATCTTTTTTGCATCCTCAATAAACTCAATGACAATACCTGTAGCACCAGAAGTTAAACCATTAAAAGTTTCACCAACTTCAAAGACTCCAGTGGGCCTGTCAAAAGTAATGACTGATTCCTCAAGTAACATTTCTCCTGGAGCACCAGTAGTACCATCTTCTAAAGTGATTCTAAATTCTCCAGTTACAGAACCATCTTCTGGAATAAATCCACCATTAACAATAGAGACTTCCGCTTGTAGAGCTGCACCGTTAGTATTTGTATTATCAACAGTTATGGTATCACCAATAACGTAACCAGATCCTCCGGAGTCTACAATAATATTTTTAATTGTGCCTGCACTATATGCAGTTACATATGACACTCCTCCAAGACCAACATCAGCAGTGATTGTAACTCTATCAGGTATTCCAACATTCGTGTTTATTGAATAATCTCCAGTGGGAAAAACTGGCTTGTTAATGGAGGCAGCTATTTTTGCAGAAACGTCTAGTTCTATGTTTGTATTGTTTGGACCAGTTATATCTTGACCGATAATAAATTCACCATCAATACTTCCAGGATTTAAAACAAGCTCAGTAATTAATTCTCCACCAAGAGAAAATTGTCGAACGTTATCAACAACTGCTGTAGTTCTTTTAATCGTCTTATAGCCTTTATTATAAAAGGCTCCGCCCTCTAAAATAGTTCTATCGAATACTGCTTGTTGTGTAATTGTCTGACCTACTAATAAATTTAAATCGTCTATACCATTCACGCTATCTTCTAAAAGTATTTGTGATCCGTCTTCATGAAGAATAAAAATATCTCCATTTGTATCTGAGGCTTCTTCATCTTGTAAAGTACTGTTTGTTGGTACAACTCTTAGAGTAGTATCTTCCGTCCACTTACCATCAGACACTCTGAGCAAATCTTTTGTTGGATAGTATAGTTCAGCTTCTTCGTCTAACAATATTCTAAAAAATAACTTGTGTCCCTTTTTAGTTCCCTTACTTCTATAAAGGTCTTTGATATTTTTTAGAATAGATTTTTTATTAAGTCCAGTTGCAAGTTTGTCTGGTAATGACCTCATAAAAGAATTTTTAAATTCTATAAAGAAGGCTTCAATAGTATCATCAACATCTGCATATTCTAAAAGCTGCATTATATTCTGAACAGGATTTGCAGTATAACTAACAATGTATGCAGTAGTACCAGATGTCTGTCCGACAATCTGTTCTCCCAATTTAAACTTGTTCTGAGAGGAGATAAACAATCGTGAACCATTATTAATATCTTCTACTCGTATGACGGCAGTTGCTTTAGACGTTTGACCAGTAATAGTTTCGCCGTTTAGAAATGCTCCGTTACTTCTGGCCTTTGTTCCTCCTACCGTATCATAATCTTCTAGAAGAATATTGTTTGACTCTCCAGTTCGATAACGATTAGTATCTTCTAATATAATGTAGGTAGAATTTCCTAGTTCATACTTAATAGAATCACTAGAACCAAAATCTTTTAATTTGAGTTCAGCAGACTCTAGAAACTCATAGTAAGCTTTTAGAAAGGCAAGAAAGTCCGGATGGTCAGCTCTAACAAATTCAGGTTGCTGATCCGTTATATGAGTTGAAACTTTACTATAGATTGTAGCCATTAGCTATATGAACTTGTGGTACTGTAAGAACTTCCTGCGTCAGATGATCCACTTGCAATACTATCAGCAGTTCCTACAACGGACATATTATATAAATCAATTTCTAATACTTGATTTCTTACAGGAACAATATCATTAGAATTTGGTTTTATTGTAATACGAATTCTAGTCTGAGTTGAACCATCATAGTTTTCAACAGAAGCAATATTTTCCGCGTTAAGAATAATTTTTCCTGTTGTATAATCTACTGTTCCAACTGGACCAGATGTCTTATAGACCTTAGCCGTACCAGAAATATAATATGCCTTAATAATACCATAACCGTCATCTTCATAATAGTATGTGTTAGTGTCGCCTGTGTATTTAAATCCAGAAGAAGAAAGCACGCCTGCAGGTTCAGTAGATCCCGCTGATTTTTCCTGATGACCGTCATGAGGATGATACAGTCCGTTATTAAATGAGATAGTATATTTCATCTCAGTATTAAGAGATGGTAGAAATGTTTTACTTGCCTTGATGCTTGTAATGTTTGATAGTATAGAAGAATCAACATCATCAATTAAACGAACAAATGGAGAGTATCTAAAAATAGCTTCATGTTTTTCCAAATTATCATCAGAATATGTAGTAACCGCAGACGTAATTAGTGCAGCCAAATCTTCTTTACTTTTTGTTGTTACTGTATTGTTAAACTTAAAAGAAATTTTTGGAATTATTTTAATTGTCTCAGGATCTATAATTACAGGAGTTACTGAAGCAACATTATATTCTTCTAATAAAGAAACAATACTTTCTTTCGTAGATTGAGTTAGTGTGTTACCCGCCTTTGGGCGAATACTAATATACACTTTACCATAAACTGCAGGATCTTCATACTCTCCACCCCAAACTGAAATAGACTCGACGTTTGGATAAAGTTTTGGAACCATTACAGCATAATCTTTAGCAGTAACAGTTCTGTTTTGTGCCGCATAACTAAATGGAGCATTTGCTCTAATTGAATCTAAATTTTCAGCTTCAGCTCCACCAGAAGCAACATTCATCGTGGTAGTTGTAATATCAGTAAACCCAGAAATACTACCGCTAGCATTGAATGAACTTGCACCGTTTGCTTCATTACCATTTGTTACAACATATTTTAGAATTACAATATTTCCATCATCTAGAGCCTTACCGACAACATCATCTCCGAAGTAAACTTCCCATTGCTCATTTACATTTTCTTGTATAAAATATGCCTTTGTTGTTTCTGTAATATCAACAAGCGAATCTGATTTTGTATAGGTATTTGTGGTACTATCAGATACGCTGTTCTGTACCTGAACCTGTAGAGTAGAGATATCTACATCATCATTAGGAATAATAAATCTCTGATCTGCATCTGCAAGATCAACAGTAAATCTGGTAGTCGTCCAAGTACCTTCATATACGGGAATACCCGTATCAGGACCAAAAACATAAAGTCCAGTATCTGGTTGAATTGTTCGATCTGCGATATTTACAAACTGATATGTCACACCATTTATAGTTGAGGTAAAAGCATAACCTTCCGGCATAGTAATACTTGTCGTATTGGCATCATTGACTTGAACCTTAACGTATGCAATTGGAGCTGTCTTTGAAGTTGGCGTATATCCTAAAGCCTTTGCATGAGAAGTAACTGAGTTTCTTTTTTGAGCTGTATCTAAAAACATTTCATTGGCTAACATATTTGCCAAGAAAGCATTATAGTGAGTGTTGTATGCTAACGTATCAAGTAGAATATTCATACCTGATCCTTCAAAGTCATAATCGGTAAATTGAGATTGACCTTTAAGATAGGTTTTTAAATTATTTTTGATACTGTCAAAGTCAAGTTCAGTAATTTGTAACTTTCCTTTTGTATTTAATCCTGCAGCCATTATCGTATTCTCTTGAGTAGAACTTCTACTTCTTCTAATCTGTTTGGTGTATTTTTAATAATAAAGCTAATGGTACACGCCAAAGTGTTATTGTCTAAATTTTGTTCTTCAACTCCGAAATTTATTGAAGTCAAAGTGACTCTAGGTTCATATCTGTCAATAGTATCTTTTATTTTTGTTCTCAAATTAGACAAAATAATTGGAGTAAAATTTTCAAACATGGCACCACGAATACCTGTACCAATTTCTGGATGAAATGGTTTCTCTCCAGGATTTAACAAAACTAAATTACGAACGGATCTTTTAATTGCTTGAGCATCCGATACCGTAGATATATCTTTTGTTACTGGATTGGGAGAAAAGAATAAATTTATATCCTTGAAAGTAAAACTACTTTCTCCATTATTGTTTACAGATTGTGCATCTGTATATCCTGAGTTATATTCTGTAGCCATGTTCTAATATTTATCTACTTTCCTTGACCTCTATACTTTTTAAAGTTACGTCTTTTGTTTTTATTCTTTGGCCGAGACCTAACAGAACAACCAATTGACGTTCTTTTCTTTACAGGTTCAATTTTATTTTGTTGAGCTGCCTTTTTAGCCATTAGCTTTCTTCCTTACTTTCTTTTTACCATTACCATTGTTTCCATTATGATGATGGTGATGATGAATGTCTCTAATCTTTTCTTCTTTCTTCCAGAAGATTTGTACTAAACCATAAATTACAAATAAAGTTAAAACGAGTTTGACCGGAATAATCCAAATCAAAATTCCAATAAGAACCATAAGAAGTCCCATATTCATTTCTCGATCTTTCACTTTTTCAATCAATTTGCTTAACATATTTTTCTCCTATTTGTTATAAATAAAATGCATAAACTGTTTGTGTTGCTGTTGGTGCTCCCCATCCTACCGAGAAGTCAAATGTTGCTATTCCAGGAATAAAAGGATCATCCGTGAGTTCATAGTCTGCTCCAAACCCATCTAAACAGTTAAACGAACTATCACTACTATCTGTTATAACAACACCAACATGAGTACTTTCAGATTGAGTAACAGTTAAGAACGTATCGTCTACTCCATTTCCTGCAAAGGTTTCAACACTAAACAGACTTAACCACGAATTGTATTGTAACTCGCAAGGATCGGGTTCGGCCGGTATACAAGGTTCAATTTCTGCAACTACTTCACTAGAACAAAGAGCAGAAACTTCTGTAAATCTTTTGGCATTTTCTAATCCCAAAGGATTTACTGTTTTATTCTTTTCTTCATACCCGTTCCATGGAGATTCTAAATCGTATGTCGAACCTCCAGTTCTAATCATTTCACTTTGATCTTGAATATAAACTTTTTTATCGGAAGTTGATGGATATGTTTTTGTTACATATGCACTCAATCCTTTTTGCATATTTTCTATTGTATCGTGAAGATTGCGAATATTCTCACCACCAGTACCTGCCTCTAAATTATTAATGTTCAAGGCTAATTGAGTAACGCTGGTTCCAATTGCTGGTCTGGGATTAGGTAAATCAATTGAAAGTAATTCCATTGTTTCTGGAACCCAAGCAGTTTTACTATCCGCAGATGTTTCAGACGTTACAGAAGTAGGTACCTCTTTTGAGATAGGCGTAGGTCCTTGACCAAGATTTGGATACGGTATTATATTAACTATCGTGTCACTATGAATTGTTATAGTTCCAGTACCTGCTTTGTTGCCATCGTCATAACAACCACTGACACCTTTAAGTTCCATTTCACCACCTAGAGATTGAATATCTACTCGTCCAAAAGATATTAAATTTAAAAAGGACTCACTATAAAGAGATATTTCTCTTTCTGATTGTAGCTCTGTTTTCATACCAGAAGACAGATAGATATTACCATATTGAGTTCCGCTCTCAACCTTAATATCATAAGGAGCATTTAGTTGAATATCTCCTTGACATGAAGTAATATCAACAGTTTGAGTTATTTTATGAATCTCTTTTCCTGAAGCTGCATAAACATGAATGTCTCCATTCTGAACTCCTAGTCGATAATCTCCATATACATAATCATAAATGTTTTCTTGATGAGCTTCTCGATATTGATTCTTCCAAGCAAAGAGTTCTAAATCTTCTCCGGCAGCAATATGTATATCGCCAGCATCACCATCTGATAGTGTCTTTAATCCTATTGGTGCCTGATTTGATTGTACGAATACACCATATTGTTTTGGTTTTGTATCATCTCCGATTGCTTCAATCTCAACATGAGCAGCCTTCATACGAATCTTGGATCTCTCTTTTGCGTTTCTTGATCCTGCACGATATTCATCCGTCTGATCGGCAGTAACTCCTGTGCCATGAAGATTAATATGGCCGTCAGCCTGGAAGTTAATATCACCATCTGCCTTAAAGTTAATATTACGTTTGGAATGAATATCAATATCACCACCAGACCATAACTGTAGTTTCCAAGCAGCAGAAATATCCGCACGATCATTATAACGAATCATTACCTCGTCATCAAAAGTGTGCACAACTTTTCCTTTGACGTACATATAGTCATCGTGTAAACGAATATCGTAATTATCTCCTTTTACATAATGAGTACGAGTTCCATTGTGGTCAATCTCATAGTAAGTGCCCGAACGATGCATTTGATGAATACGCTCAGCGCCGGGAGTATCGTCGTACTCCATGATATGACCGGACTCTGATTCGTAGACATTATTAAAAGGATAGCGTGCGTTGTAGTCGCCTGCAGGCTGGTTCCAGTGCATATGATTCTTACCAGTCTCTGGATCAGGAGAACCAATATTGATTTGACGTTCTCTCATATCTGCTTTCCAACAGAGAGACCAATGAGGATTATGTGGAATAACTACACCGCCGCCCAAATAGGTAGACCAATTATCGTTTTTTACTGATTCAGCTTCTACTTTATAATTTCCTAATTGTCCCTTAACGGAAGTCCATGAAATAGATCCAGGTCCGGACCACACATAACCATCAGCAGTGCCAAGTTCCATTGTGAAACTTTTACCATCATCACTACAACTTAACAATCGAAATATTCTTCCATTTAACTCTTGCATACCACGGCATCCCGCAATCTGCACAATGTCACCTGCCTGTAGTAATGGTTTGGAAGGTTCTCCTCGTGACAGATTGGAATCAGAAAAGTATGTTGTAGAATCTGCCCATAGACTAGACACGGTTGTGACAGTCTTTCCATCAGTGGAAGATATTGGTATTCCTCCCATTGCTAGAGGATTTGTATCTGGTGTTGGAACGACTACTAGATCATCTTCTTTAACGTCATCCCATTGAATGTCTTGTCGACCATCATCTGGATCACTAATGTTATAGATGCCTGATCCATAATGACCTCCCATGAAAAGTTCCATGACAGTTTGACGTTCTGTTGGTGTTAGATGACCCTTACGAACCCATCTAACTCTAGGATTAGGAACTCGATAGTCTTCACCCTTGAGTGACCAATATCCTGTTTCCTCTCCCGAACCTTGGCCCCATCCTGCACGAGTATCGTTAGGTGATATGCCTGCTAGAGAAGCTTCATCTTGTGGAATATAAGTTGGAGTGTCTCGTGTAATAGGAAAGGCAGGACCATACGTTCCACCTTTACTTCCATACTCTCTGTTCTCTGACCAATAATCTGGTTCAAGATAACCTGTAGAGAAAATAACACCTTCACGTCCTTTAGATGCGTCTATGTATTCTCCTAAGAATTCTCTCTTAGGTTCTTGACCTTCTGGTTCAGAATCATTTCCAACTTTGAAATAAGTATTTGCATCAGGCCATCTGAAAGTTCCAAAGTGTGTCCAGTCTGGAAAAAATCTTCGATCAGCCGTAAGTCTACGAGTAGTCTTATAAAGATGATGAAGCACATCAGAATGTGTGGCTCTTACAAAAGAAATACTTTTCTTAGTGGCATATTCCCAATTGGCCTTTTCTTGACCATCTAAATCTAAAAGTGATGGATGATCTCCACCTTTCTCATCAGAGTAATTTGGTACTCGGGTTATTTTCTTTTCAGTATCTTCTAAAGATAAATCTGGAGCTTCTTTACTTGGAGTAAATGAGTGACCTGCAACTGGATTACCATAACTTGCAGCCGATGGAGGATATGGAATATTTCTTAAATCAATTGTTGGATCATAAAACCCTTTCTCATAATCCAAATAAACTTTTTCAGAATTAGGTGTTTTGCCGTCATACTTTTCTTGTATCTTTTTTAAGTCACCGCGAGCTTTGTTCCATGCACGAGCGTGAGGTACAGCCCCAAAGAAAGAATTTTCTACAGTGTCGCCAGATACTTTTCCTCCTTTATAAGCAGTGCGAGTATTGAGACCGGGCAGAGTGCCCATCACAATCCATTCTTGTAATGACTCTGGATCTGTAGAAAATCCTACAACCCATGTACCTTCAATAATATTTGAGTTATCTCCAACACCAGCAATATTTGTTCCTGTACCGGATTGCATAACAGAAGACCATGGAAGGTCTTTAGTTAGAATTTTGTCTTTGTCTTCGGTATGAAGTCCTAACCATCGAACTCGAATTCTTCCCAACTTTTCTGGGTCGAATCTGTCCTCACATACACCTATGGCCCATTTGAATCCATCTTGTCCTAAAAATGACATAATATTTTCCTAATCATATACAATATTTATGAGGAAAATAGGCATAAAAAAACCCAGCCGAAGCTGGGTTTCTTTAACTAATGATAAAGAATACTTGCCCGAACTAGAAAGGTAGTTCCTCACCATCGTCATCATCATCGTCCTGAGATGATTCGTTTATACTCGTGACATCCACACCAGCGTCAATCTTGGTATAGAGGTCAAGGAAAGATTCCTTAGTCTCGGTATCAAAACGATTGACGGTCAATTGAATGGCAGTCATTTTGTCCTTAAAGATACTGTAGGCA